CTGCCAAAGATCCTAATTCACGATTACGACAGGCTCGCAGAAGGTGGAAATGTTAAATGGATGCCGTAGAATTTCTAACTAAACTTAGGAAATATTTAAGAGAAAATTACCAAGCGGTAGGCGATAGTTTGATTCTTGGTAATGTTGACAATATGGAAAAATATAAATATATGCTTGGAAAAGCGCAAGCTTACAAGGATATAGATCAGGAAATCTCTAACCTGCTAACAACAAAGGAGCAAAAAAAAGATGAGCAAAGGGACAACGTCGTCACACTCAAAGGAGAATCTCTCAAAGGAGATACCAAAAGTTAAATTTGGCCTCGAAGAAAAATATAAAGAGGAAGAATTAAAAATAAAACGATTAGATGAAAATAATATTGGTCCAATAGTAGATCAATTGCCAAGTCCTTCGGGATGGAGAATTTTAGTATTACCATTTACACCTAAAGAAAAAACAAAAGGTGGAATTATTTTTTCACAAGAGTCTTTAGATAAATCAAGAATAGCAACTAACTGTGGTTATGTTTTAAAAATAGGTCCACTTGCGTATGGAGATAAAGAAAGATTTCCAACAGGACCATGGTGTAAAGAAAAAGATTGGGTGATCTTTGCAAGATATGCAGGATCACGATTGCCAATAGAAGGTGGAGAAGTTCGCCTTCTTAACGATGATGAAGTGCTTGGAACTATTAAAGATCCAGAATCAGTGCTTCATTACATTTAACATAGGAGAAAACTATGCCAGAAGAAAAAAAGAAAAGTGAACAGATGGTTGACATAGATACTTCTGGTCCTGAAGTGGATGTAGAATTAAAAGATGATGCACCACAAAAGGAGATTGAAGTAAGAGAAGAGACCATTGAGCCTGTTAAGGCAGAAGAAGTAAAAGAGGAAAAGAAAGAAGTTTCCAAGCCCCTTGACGCTAGCAGCGAGAAACAAGAGACTAAGAAAGATGAATTAGAAGATTATAGTGAAAGTGTACAAAGAAGAATTGCAAAACTAACTAAAAAGATGCGTGAGGCTGAACGTCAAAAAGACGAAGCAGTGCGATATGCTCAAACTGTTAAAGCTGAAAAAGAACTACTTACAAAAAGATTTAGTTCTTTAGAAACTACATCTTTAAAAGATAAAGAAGCAAAAATTAATTCTTCTTTAGAAGCAGCAAAGGCTAAATTAAGTTTGGCTAGAGAAGCTGGAGATATTGCAATTGAAATTGAAGCACAAAAAGAAATTGCAAGACTTGGTTATGAAGAAGCAAGACTTCAAGAAATGAAAGATCTTGTTGCAAAAGAACCAGTTAAACAAGCAACAATTAGCGATTCTCCTTTTACTAAACAAGAAACACCTATTGTTGGAAGTCCAAAAGCAGAAGCATGGGGAGAAAAAAATCCATGGTTTGGTAAAGATAAACCTATGACTTACACGGCTTTTGACATCCATAGACAACTAGTTGATGAAGAAGGATACGATGCTGAAAGTGACGAATACTATGCAGAAATAGATAAAAGAATAAGACTTGATTTTCCGCATAAATTTGCTAAAACAGAAACAACGGAATCGACTAAACCTACACAAGTAGTAGCTTCGGCAAAGCGAAGTGTTAATACTAGTCGCAAAACTGTGAGACTCACACCTTCTCAAGTTGCTGTTGCCAAAAAATTAGGAGTGCCATTGGAAGAATATGCGAAACAATTAAAACTCATGAAGGAGGTATAGGCATATGGAAAATGAAAAATTAAAAACCCCTCGTGCGAGCGAGTCTAGAGATTCTCAAAAGAGACCTACGACTTGGACTCCACCATCAAGTTTAGATGCACCGCGCCCAAAAGACGGTTTTAGACACCGTTGGATTAGGCTTGAAATTATGGGTCAAGATGACACCAAAAATATGTCAAGCAAGCTGAGATCAGGATGGGAGTTAGTGAGAGCTGACGAATATCCAGGAGAAAACTACTCTACGATCACAGAAGGAAAATACGCGGGAGTAATCGGACATGGCGGCCTTGCGCTGGCAAGGATACCGGAAGAGGTTGCAAAAGCTCGTAATGAGTATTTCGCTAAGAGAACTCAGGAGAGTGAACAAGCTATTAAAAACGACCTGCTTAAGGATCAGCACCCAAGTATGCCAATCAATAATGAGAGGCAAACTCGTGTAACTTTCGGTGGTACCAACAAAAAATAATTTTTTGGTAATACCAACGATTAAATAAACTTAAACAAGGAAAAACTATGGCTAATAAATCATCAGTAGGTTTTGGATTAAGACCTATTGGAAAAATTGGTCAGAATAGAGATGCATCTGGTTTAAGTGAATATGACGTGGCAACGAGCGCGACGGCTATATTTTTCAATGACGCAGTTAAAGCACTGAACACTGGAACTATAGGAGTTGCAGCAGCTGGTGACACGTTGTTAGGTTCACTTAATGGAGCTTTCTATACGGACCCAACGACTAAAAAACCAACGTTTGCAAATAACGTGCCTAATATTGCAGCTACTGATATGGTTGCATTTATAAGTGACGATCCCTACGAACGTTTTGAAATAAGATCAAATAACACTGGTGCTTCAGAACAGACAGATATCTTTAATAATGCAGACATTAGTTACGTGGCTGGAAATACAATAAACTTTGTATCTAAGACTACATTAGCTGATGCTTCATTAACAACATCGTCTGCTCAGTTGCAAATTCTTGGAGTTACAAAAGACTCCGGAGACAATGATCTTGCCTCATCACATGTTGTGTTTGTTGTAAGAATCAATGAGCATCAGTTAACAACTACAACAGGAGTATAAGAATATGGCTATCTCACGAGGACAACTAGTTAAAGAACTAGAACCAGGATTGAATGCACTATTCGGCCTGGAGTACAAAAGATATGAGAATCAGCATCTTGAAATTTTTGATGTAGAAACTTCAGACAGAGCTTTCGAAGAGGAAGTAATGTTGTCTGGTTTCGCAAATGCTCAAATTAAACCAGAAGGTTCTGGCGTAACATTTGACAATGCTCAAGAAACTTTCACTGCTAGATACACTCACGAGACTGTAGCTCTTGCATTCGCAATCACTGAAGAAGCGATTGAAGACAATTTGTATGACAGACTAGCGTCTAGATATACAAAAGCATTAGCAAGATCTATGTCAAACACTAAGCAAGTAACAGCAGCAAATGTATTGAATAATGCGTTTTCAGCTTCATTTACAGGCGGTGATGGAGTTTCTTTAATAAACTCAGCACACCCTGTTATATCTGGAACGTTTAGCAATACGCTAGCAACTCAAGCTGACTTGAATGAAACATCTCTTGAACAATCATTGATTGATATCAATGCATTTGTTGATGAGCGTGGTTTAAAAATTGCGGCTCAAGGTGTTAAATTAATCATTCCAAAAGAATTACAATTCACAGCGGAAAGATTAATGAAGTCAGTAGGTAGAACTGGTACTGCAGACAACGATATCAATGCAATCAAATCAATGGGAATGGTTCCACAAGGTTACGTGGTTAACAATTACCTAACTGATACTGATGCGTTCTTTATCAAAACTGACGTTCCAAATGGTTTGAAGATGTTCGTAAGAGCACCTATCAAAACTGCTATGGAAGGTGATTTTGATACAGGTAACGTTAGATACAAAGCTAGAGAGAGATATTCTTTTGGATTCTCAGACCCTAGAGGTATGTTCGGTTCACAAGGTGCTTAATTTATAAGCATTATTTTTTAGTGAGGTGGGTTTATCTCACCTCACTAAAATGATAGAAAGATAGAAATATGACAAAATTATTTCATGTAAAAATCCGTGCCTACGGATATAAAGCTGAATTTGATATAGAGGCAGAAGATAATAGAGAAAGTATAGAAAATTCTATCCTTGACAAAATAGGACAAAATAGGGTATTATTTGAAAATGCCGAAGGTTGGTATGCAAAATCCAAACTATGGCTAACCTATGAGGAGGTTGTTGATGGATCACGTTCAAGGCCTTTACAACAAGAAGAGGTCGTTAGAACTTGATTGGGAGCAACACTACTTGCAAGAGGGTAAATACACTCTTGATATGGTTAGGATTGACGAAGAGATAAGAAAAGTCATCAACCATATAAAATTTGCAGAAACTAAAGATGCCTTACTGCAAATTAAAGTAGAAAATTCAGCTCCTGAATTTTCAGTAGCTAGTTAAACTAGTTACAAATTATAGTTAAAAATAGCATTTTTATGCAAGGTATCTCTTGCTCTATTCAATAAATTAAGTTATATCTCAAATACTATACATTAACTTCTGATCTAGACGCGTATAGTCGACGGCCTAGAGACTAGATTGGATAACTAGGAGAATATAACTATGGCACAAACAACTTTTTCCGGCCCAATAAAAGCTGGAAATATTTTTAACACAACTGGAACTACAGTAGGCACAAACGTTGCTAACGTAGGTTTCGTTGTAATGTCTCAAACAGACACAATCGCATTTGGTAATACAAGTGATAAATCTTTATCAATTGTAATTCCAGCAAACTCACAATTAGTAGATATTAAAATTTTAGTAACTACTGCTTTTAATGCAGGTACCTCAAATACCCTTGATATTGGTATCGTAGGTGATTCTGATTTATATGTTGACGGCGCAGCGGTAGGAACTGCTGGTGATGCAGCATTAGGATCTACAGCTTTAGTAACAAACTGGAGCGACATCGGAACAACTGATGTTAAACTAGCTGCTAAATATATTCCAACAGGAACAGCTGCTTCTGCAGGTGCTGCAAGAATAGTTGTATCTTACGTTCAAAATAATAATTTGGCGTAGTAATAAATTAATTTAAGGAGCTCGAAAGGGCTCCTTAATACAAGGAGATAAATATGAAGTCAGATGTAAAACCAGTCATATGTGCAAGTAATGTTAGCACTGCAGTCTTGTTTACTGGACCTACAAGATTAAGAGGTTACATGATACAAGCTGGAGCAACTTCTGGTGCATGTGTTATTAATGGTTTAACAAATACTACAACTGTGAGCACTTCATCTAGTACAGGTGTCTATATTCCAATTCAAGTTGGTGCAGGTGGAACAGAAACATTAAATCTTCCAGAGGATGGTGTTTTATATGCACAACGAAATGGTGTAGGAATAGTAGATGGTATTGGAGTTGTTTCAAACACAAGTGGTTTAACTGTTACGTTATTTATAGAAAAATAAGAGGCTAGCATGACTACCTCATCCGGAACTACAGTTTTTGAAAAGTCACTTTTTATTGATGACATTATACAGGAGTCTTACGAAAGAATTGGTCTTGTAAATAGCACCGGTAATCAGATGAAAGCAGCTCGTCGCTCGCTTAACATTCTATTTCAAGAATGGGCAAATAGAGGTTTACACTATTGGGAAGTTGCCAATAATTCAATTTCTTTAGTGCAGAATCAATCTGTTTATACTTTGTATAGATCATCAGGAGATGGAACATCTGATGGTGTATTTACTCTTTTAAATGGTGCAATTACTGCAGCAAGTTCAACGATTACTGTAGATTCTGTATCTCAGTTTCCAGCAACTGGAACTTTGTTAATAGGTTCAGAACAAATTACTTATACAACTCTTAACAGTTCAGCAAAAACTATTACAGGGCTTACTAGAGGTGCAAATAGTACAACTGCCGCTGCTCATGCAGATAATGAAGAGGTTTATAATTATGATTCTATTGTTTATGGAACAGGTGATATTTTAGAAGCTGTCTATAGAAATACGGCGCAATCTCCAGTGGTTGATTCTCCACTTACAAAAATAGATAGATCTGCTTATAGTGGATTATCTTCTAAATTTTCAACAGGTACACCTACACAATATTTTGTACAAAGATTTATAGATAGAATTACTATTACTTTATTTTTAACACCAGGATCAAATGAAGTTAATAATGTTATTAATTATTATTACGAAAAAAGAATTGAAGATGTTGGAGCTTATACAAAAATTACAAATGTTCCATATCGATTTGTTCCGTGCATGTGCGCGGGACTGACTTATTATTTAGCACAAAAGTTTGCACCACAAAGAGTGCAAGATACTAAATTATTATATGAAGATGAATTAAAGAGAGCTTTAGATCAAGACGGCTCTTCAACAAGTTCATTTATAACACCTAAAACTTACTATCCAGGAGTATAATGGCAAAATCAGCTAGAGGTAAATATGCTTACATGATCTCTGATCGTTCAGGTCAAAGATTTCCATATGAAGAAATGGTGCAAGAATGGAATGGTTCATGGGTGCATATTTCTGAATACGAGCCAAAGCAACCACAATTAGATCCAAGTCCAACAACAGCTGACCCACAAGGTTTACAATATGCTCACCCAGATAGAGTAGAGCCCTCTGTGTTAATTTTATTAACTCCAGATCCTTTTGAAACAATTAAATATGCAGGTAGTAGTTA